GTTCCGGAGTGGCATAACCGATAGACACCATCGTGACACATAGGTCGTCCCTAGCGGGGTTGTGCCGTGTGTGGTGTAAGAACTCGGTCAACTCAGTGGCGTCGTATGGTTTCCACAACAAGTTGCGAAAAGCTTTCCACACGCCCGTAGGCACGCTGTGAGTTGGATACACATCTGATGAACAGAAATTGAAAACTCCCAGGCCTTGGTTGTCGAAATTCTTCAACCTCAGGCCGAGTTTCCCATATCTTTCAAACGGTTCAGGTATCTCATCATGGACTGCGTCATCACCCATGGTGATGATGAATTCATGGCCCACTAGAATCCCCACCATATAGCGAACTAAAGAGTTCAGCCATGACGTTAAAGCCGAGCCGCTATTCATAACACCTTGCTCCTCAAGCTCCACCACATCTCCGTTCGAGGTAAGGTACAGCGAGTTGCTTAGAATGTGCATCATGTTTCGGCAGGCGTTAGCGTAGATAGAGCCATCGGAAGCACCTACTCTAAGCAAGTGCGCGTCAATGGCCATATCAAACATCCAGCGGTTCATGGACCAGTCAAAACCGGACATATCCGAATCGTAAGCACCATCAGGATTAGTGACGGATGCATATAATTTTGCGGATTGTTCATCGGTCGAGGCTCCAAAGCCCGGCTTGGATGGGCAGGTTTCCCAGTTTTCAATCTCGATTTTGGTTTGAGGCCCGAACAAGATTTTCAAGAGAATCTCATTTGCAATGGATTCCACCATTATTATTCTTGCTCGTCCTTGTTCCAATTTATCGATTTTCGTTGGCTCATTCTTTATGTGGACTTTAACTAAATCAGCAAAACCAAGCTCAACCAATTGTTTTGGAGTGTAATTAGTGAACTCCTTGGGATCTATGATGCTGATGGCTCTAAGTCGTGCCAAGATGAGTTTGTACAAATCCATGGAGTGTGCGTCGAGAAAGTCCCGCTTAGTAGACCCTACATGGAAATAGGGGTATCCTGGTGAAGATCGTTTGTTGATGGAGTGCACGATCTCCGACAGTTCTAGCGGTTTCAAAACGGGAACTTCCCCAGTCATAGACTCGGGTATTCCAGCGTTTGGGTAGTTTCTCAGCACAGCGTCGGTCGCCCGTTTCAAAACGTCCGGGGGAGGCTTGGTGGACTTCCGGCGACGGGCCGTATTGGCCGCGATCGCTTTCAGTTCGGGTTCACCACCAGTCTCCGGGAAGGCGTAACCTAACAGCTCCGGGTGGAACTGCTCGGCCGCGAGGACTTGTTCCGTCTTCG